TGTCGTTCGTCCAATCTTGATGAAGACGGAGACGCTTTCGGATAGAGTTAGGCATTTAGATTAACGCTCTTTTGTATAGAAGTGGTAAGATACAGTAGCGTCGATCTGTACTGTGGTACCTGTACCGCCTGCGATGTCATATGCAATGTCACTAACAGTACGAAGAGAAGCACCAACAAGCTTATATTCAGCAACTGGCTCAAGATCTTTATCAAGCTGTGCTAACTGAATGTAGAAATCATCATCTGGTGTACCATACTCACCTGTAGATGTCTGATCATCGAAAAGAGCACGAGAAGCTGTTTCGAAGTAGTTACGAAGTGAACTCTCAGCATCAAGGTAAAGTGAAAGTGCATAAGCATCTGATCCTGGATAAGTAGCAGCACCTGGAACGTTTAAGTTGAGACCCATATAAGGTACAGCAACGTTGGTGACGGCACGACCTGGAAGGGAGGCTGTCTTAACATAAATAAGGTCACCTTCTTCGAGAGCAGGTACACCTTGCAACTGCATCTGAGTTACACGGAAAAGAAAATCACGTGAAAAGTCTTTATCAGCAGCACTACGGTAGAAATTTTGAATGTTCTGGTTAACGGGCATATCATTATTTATGTCTAGAGCACATAAAAAGAGAGAGTCTTTCGACTCTCTCTTGTAAAATTATTAGTTATAGTGGATTACTTAAGGAGGTATCGGGCTGTATAGCTTTCAGCAACAACCTCTTCTTCATCTTGCTCACCAGTACCGTGACAAACATCACAACCGTCACCGCCACACTCGTCACACTCACCATCATCTGAACCAGATGAGTGATGACCTTCAGCGTCTTCAACTGGAGCTTCTTCTACTTGAGGTTTAAGATCATTATGAAGCTTTTCAGCAGTCTCTTTATCAAGTTCAACGTCAAGTGTTACTTTAACTGTCTCTTCACCATCAGCTGTTTCAGCATCTTCATGACCTAAACCATCTTCAAGATCATCTTCATCCATAGGCTGACCATCGAGAGTAAGAGCATAACCATAACCTTCTCTTGGATTCTCTGGATCATTTACAAAATCTTCTGGCTCACTATATACACCACCTGTAATAAAGTAACCGTTAGGATGCTTTTCAATATTAATGACAAGACCATCATCATTAGGATCGTCAAGACCTACTTCATAAAGCTTACCACCAAGCTCAATAGACTCAAGCTTCCCCTCATCACGAGACTCTTTAATCATTCTTGGTGCTGCAGTAGTAAACGGCTTTGGAACACTTCCTCTAACCTGGCTATAAGCGTCCGACATTGCAGTAAGATCACCTTTAAAATTATTATGCTGTGACATATTATTATTTATAGCAAATAACCAACTTTACAACAAAAAAGAGGAGGTCTTTCGACCCCCTCTTATGTTTTTGAAACTATTAGGACTTTTTAGTTACCTAGAAGCTCTTCAAAGTTCGTATCAGTGCGTGTAGCATAGAAGTTAACTAAGATAAATTCAGCAGTACGTACTGGCTTCAAGTAAATGTCAACAACGAGCTCATTCTGGTCAATCACTTCACCAGTATTGTTACGCTCATCGCAGATAATCATGAAGTCATACAAGCCATCAGAGGACTTAACACGCTCAAAGAATGGTGTCAAGGTATTAGCAACTCTTGTACGAGTAAACAATGTGTTGTTCTCAAAGAGGAAGAACTGCATTGTCTTCTTCGTAATCTTCTCAAGGTAGAGGAAAGTACGACGAACATTAATACGATCAAATGCACTTGGCTTCTTAAGGAGTGTCTTCTGTCCGAAGATCACATTACCTTGATCAGCAAAGTTTGCAACAGGATTAAGATTGACAGTGTAGAGGTCATCACGCTGACGTTGGTTAGGACTGATTGCAATATCATCTGCATCGGTAATAACACCACGATTGAATCCAGCAGGTGCACCCCATGGACCAACTTGTGCGTCAGTAGAAGCCATCTTAGCGGAAGCAAATCCAGAAGATGGAACATAGACATAAAGGCCAGTGTAGTTGTCATATACTTTCATCCAGTTAGCGAATACAGTTGCATAAGAAGTATTAGCAAGTTCAAACTGGTGGCGCATTGCCCAGTAAATGTCAACGTAGAAGTTCTTAGAAGGATCTTTTTGTACCTTCTGTGACTTACCAGCTACAAGAATCTGACGAATTGGATCAGCAACGAATAGAATGTCACCACGTCCACCATCCTTAACTGGGCCTGCAAATGTTGCAAAGCGGTTAAAGATTGTTGTGTAAGCAGTACGAGCATCTTCATCAGCAATATCACTAGATGTTCTCAATGCTTCAATAGCATCTGTTGTTCTTGTATCATCAAATCCACGAGCAGAAAGAGTAGCATTAGCTGTCTCCATATATGTGTGAACAGTACCAAGACCACCTTCAGCAATAATATCAATGTCAAACTTACGATCATTACGAACACGATCAAGTGCACGATCAAGCTTCAATGGGATACTACCAATCTTCTTATCTGTAAGATTGACTTCACCATATGAACCAAGTGGAATGAGGTTGTCACCATATTCAAGTGAGCCACCTGAAAGGAAGTTTGTAAAGTAGTTAGTAGGAAGTCCAGCTTGTGCTGCAGTAACGTTACCATTTTCAAGACTAGTCTCAAGTGTCTTAGTATAAACACGTACCTTCTTAGCAGGTGTACCATCTGTGTTAAGTTGAACACCATCAAGAGCATCAGCAATGAATGGGTTAACAATAACGTCAACGTTACGAGATTGGTCTTCAACTGTATCAAGTGAGAAGTTAATTGGTGCACCACCATTATCAGCGTTACGCTGACGGTACTGACCGATTGAACCGTTATAACCTTCTTCTAGGAGATAGTCGAGCTTGTTAGCCTCCTTAGAGAAGACTGACTGACGAAGCTTGAATACACCAACGTTCAATGTGTCATCGAATTCACGAGTAGAGATGTCATAACCAACGATACGATCTTCCATGACTTGCGAGATGGAATTTGTAGCAGGGTTAGTACCAAACTCTGGAGTAGCTGTGAGTGAGAACTCAAAGCGTGAAGCAGGAACTTCTGTGAATGTGTCGAGTCCAGTAGCACCTGGAGTTGATGTTGCTGTGAATACTGTATCAATAGCTTCAAATGATGAAGCAGGGTTGATGTTAGTGTTATCAGCAAGACCAACATAGTAACCATTAAACTGACCATCAACAACAGTCTGTCCTTTGTTAACAACAATAAGAGCAGCACCTGAAAGGTCTGTTATACCATTAAAGTCTGTTACTGGTGTTGAATCGAATTCAAAGAGTTCACCATTTTTAAGTTGGAGATACTCTGTATCTGTTAATTCGAATTGAGTTGGGCGACCTAACACATAAGTAGCACTTGCTGTATCGAAATCAGTTGCAGTTGCTCCATTAACTGTATCCCAGACAGCACCGGGGTAAGCAAGAACACTGATCTTAGAACCGAACCCTTGACCGCTACTTTCACCGTATGGAAGACGGTTAACGAGCAATGAAGCGTTTGAGTTTAGAGCAGCGCGAGCTGTGTGATAGAAATATCTTTCTGCTGGTGTCTTTGGAGCACCATAGATTTGTTCAAACTCAGCAATATTACCGAGCCCTACAACTTCATCTGTTGGTCCTTCAGAGGCGAATCCAGCAATGTACGTCGTGGTGCCTGTCTGAGCCGTGCGTAGTGATAGATCACTCTCACGAATCTCGACACCAGGAGATTGAATTGTCCTTTTAGCCATACTATTATTTATGCTTTTCGAGACAAAAAACTATGCTATTAGACTATATAGTTGACTTTTAATAGTTAATAAGCTTTGTGTGTATCTGAGAATAGACGAATGTCATTGAAGATGTAATTTCAGCTGCTTCTCTATAGTTATACTCAACAGCACCAAGAATTACAGGAAAGGCTTTTGTGTAAGTAAACTCAATACGCTTATTGTTATACTCATCCATTCCAAATAATGTCATATCTGTCTGGTATTGTGAAAATGCTTGATCTGTTATAAGGTTCTTACCATCATATAGACCTTCCTTCTCATCATGCATAAGGTCAAGCCATTTATATAGCACCCAATAGTTATTGAACCCGTTATCAATAGTGAAGTCAACTGTTACAGGTGGATAAGGCTCTTTAGCATGAGATGAGTTATGAAGATTAGAACCACCATATCCAATCTGAATAGCTGGTACATTAATCTCAGGCACTACAGCACCAAATACAGAGAACTGAAAAGCATCTTCATTGACATTAAATGTCTGCCTATCTGATTTAGAGTCAATCTTTCTAAGTGCAGGTGGAAGTGAAAAGACAAGGTTAAACTTATCAGATCTGCTCTTATTAAGAAAAGATTGGTGATTTTGGTTTGTAGCCATACTATTATTTAATCTAGAGTGGTGTGAATCCCTGATCAATAAGGTCTAACAAATCATCACTTGGACCATCATTATCCATTCCAAAGTATATAGGGTTGAGATCTGGACTACCAGCTACTACCTCATTGTTTGTATAGATAGATGTTGGATCTTCAAAGAGTGATATACCAAAGTCAAGTGCTTCAATAACTTTAGGTCTACCTGTGTCATCTTTCTCAATGATCTCAAAGTATTGTTCACATATCTCATTATCTAAAACATAGTATGCATACATTAAAGCCATAACTAGGTCATCATTACAACCATGTCTTGCTTTCCATGTACCATTTGGGTAACGAACGAAATCACGAAGCTCTTCAAGAGTCTCTTCATCTCTCATTACAATAGACATAAGATCATTCATCCAATAGCGCATGTTCATAACACCCTTATGCTTTGTATTAGTATGTGCAATCATACCAGCCATTCTATTCTTTCTATGTGCAGTTCTATTACCATAAGAGACTAGCTTAGGGTAGCCTTTATCCATAGCAAGCCGATCTACAACTTGTGCACCGCAGTTGTTACGCTCAATAAGAGCTAGTGGTGAGCCATAGTTACGTAGAATGTCATGCACCTTATTACTAAACTCTAGAGGAGATATTTTATTGTTTCTATAAACAGCAACCTGTCTTATCTCCACTGGGTCAGTAATATCCATAACTTGAACAACAGATGAGTCTTTACCTACACCCTCAGCTGTATCAACCCCAGCAGCATATATCCTACCTGGTTGAGCTTCCTCCCAAACCTTATAGCAACCATCTTCAAGTATAACCTTTGGATCACAAACTTGACGTTGCATCATCTCATATAGCTCATCATCAATAGATGATTCACCAGAGTTAATCCACTCACAACAAAACTCTTGACGCCATGCTTCCTCTGAACCAATGGTCTGCCTAGTACTATTAGCC